CAATGTTTGGTATGTTGACCATACCAACTTGCCCACCTTTATATGTTCTTCTGACTGCCATTATACTAAATCAAATAGTCCCTTCTGTTTTGTCCTAACTATATCAGTACCAAATCCTGTGATTGCATCAAATATACCAGACTGCTGTTTTATTCTTCCTGCCTCTTCTGTGTTTCTTACCTCAACCAATCCTATATTTTGTATAATCTCTTCATTCAGTTTTGATAATTGGAAATCTTCAGTACCCTTCCTTAGAGTAAGTGTATTGATAAGTGCAGCAGAGCCTTCTGTCGTTAGTATACCACCTGCTGCTGCTTGAGCTGTTGCTGTTGCTAAAAGTCTATTTGTTTCTTGCAACACCTTTACACCTTGCTCTCTAGCCTCAACTCTTTTTTGGTTATATTGTAATCTTTGTAAATCAGCTTGTGCATCGTAGTAAGCCTTCATAGCTTGTGCTTGTTGGAAACTTGCAAACGCACTACCGATTGATGATGCTACTGATAATATTGTAAAAAAGTTCATGATCCTACACTCACTTTATATTCTACTCCCAATAATGTAAAAAATAATGGAGCAGATTGGGAGAATGTCATCTGTCCATCTCTATCATATCCTAACATTGGTTTCTTTCTTTTCTTACCAGTAAAAAAATCACCAGCTACAAATAATAAATCATTACCATTTAATGTAAGATTTTGCGAGAGATATAAATTAGCAGTTGCCTCTACTATTCTTTTCTTTTGTGCAGTTATATTACCACTAGATAGTTTAAGCTCTACTGGTAGTGTTTTAACAGTAGGTGTATAATTTAATCCTATCTCTACATAAGTTGTAGGTACTGCATCTAATGTTATCTGGCCAGAGCTTACAGTTTTATCAAGTTGCATTTGATCATCTGCAATAACCTTAACTGTTTTACCTTCAAGATGTGCTAACCCACTTACAGTTGTAGATGATGGTTTGCTACTCCCAGATAATAATTTTGCACTATCTGTTGTATTGTCATCATTAAAACACTCTACATAATATTTATCAGAACTACTTATAGATCTTTTTATTGTAAAATATATTTGGTCCACATCTACTCCTACATTTATAAACTCACCATCTGTTGTACTTAGACTAGGAGCTATAACATTCTGTCCTCTAAGTATTGAGTATGTAGCCAACGATCCATCTGTTTCATTTACTATTAATAATAAATCCCCATCTGTGGTTGATGTTGCTTTTCGGAGGGCCATATCAGATGGAGATTTTAGCAAGTGAGAAGATAACAATGAAATATTATTTGATATGTAAGATAATTCTACATCACTAAATAAAAACTCTCTCAAAGATTTACCAGCTCTTTGTATAAATAATGTACCACTCTCAGCACCTACTGGTTTGATACCTTCTTTAGATCCTCTTCTTGTTGCACCATTAACTACAACATTAGTAGGAGTAATAGGATCAAGTGTTGATTGTGGTAAAAAGAACTCTCCACCTTTTGTAAAAATCTGCAAATCTCTACCAGAGAACATACCAGTTATTGCATTGGTACTATCTGTAGATATTGTTAGTTCAATGCTATCATCATCTAAAGCCTCACCAGGATTGAAGTCAAAGAACCTTGCTACTCTTGATGCAAAGATTGTATTAGGTCTTGACTTAACACCACCAAAGTACAGCCTCCCCTCGTGGAAGGTACAAGTTCTTGGGTAGCCTTTTGTACTGGACCAGCTATCTTCATAACCTCCATCTATAAAAGTTCCTCCAGATGCAATAGCAGATGTATTAAAAAAAGGTATTTCAACAATAGCCTCTACAGATGTAGCAGAAACAAATCTTGTTATTCTTGCTCTACCAATTCCATCATTAGCCTCTATGTATTGATTGACATTACCAGATGCAAAAACATTTCCTCCAGCAGTTATCGTAATATTTCCATCTACAGCAGATGGTGTAATAGTTTGATTGATAGTAGTTTCAGATGCAGTAAAATTAAACTTAGGTATAAACTCAAATGATAAATCTGATATTGTCCATGTTGAATGAGAACCACCTCTTACTATTTTTTTAGGGGCCATATCTTCCTGGACCACAATCAATGTATCTGCTGATTGTGTATGATCCATAGTTGCAAGAACTGTAGATCCTATAGTTGTAGTTAGATAATCATTACCACTAGAGTTTATGTTTGTTACTAATTCTTTATTTTTAAAAATGTACATTCTATTATGTACAAATAAAAGCATATAACTTTGTGTAGTTGAAAATTCAAATGGTACAAGTTTCATTCCATTTTGTGGATTGGCAGCACTTGGTACTTCAAATATAAATTGTAATCCTGGCCTTCTTTCTATTCCACCTTGAGGCTGTATTAAAACATTACGAGCTTGATCTAATGCGTTGTAGTATTGATTGATGTCTATACGAGATTTTAATAAAGGATCTACCTCACCAGTAGTAAAGTTTGTTTGTATAGTTACTGCTCTGCTCATCTAACATCTGTTAATGGGAAATCTACTATTGCATAATTTGGTTTACCTCTACCATCTATATTACATGCCTGGCGAAAATACCCACCCCTTCCATTTTCTGTTAAAGAACCCAAAGCTACACCTCTCCAGTATTCGGCCTTTGTAATTTGGTCTGTTACTGGTTCAGCTAAATGCCAGGCTAACATGTAAACTAAAAGCTGTACAAAATAATTAGGCATTAAGCCTTCTGATACAACACTAGATATATAGTCAATGTAGATGTTTTCTTCGTTAGTAGCTATAGCTGGTCCAGAACTTGTATAAACTAATTCAAAGTTTTGGATTGGCAATACTCTTGTTGAGCTTGAGTTATAAACTTGTAAAGCTGTACCACTTACAGCAGTTGAGGGTAAAGGGTATAAATAAGTCCATTCATTTACTGGTGTTGCTGTTGATCTTGCTAGTTGTTCTTTTACAAGAGCAAAGGACCAGGGATATAAAGATAAAGTCTTACCTTTGATTGTTTCATAAATACTATTAGCTACTCTTGCAGCATCATTAGTTGTATCAGAAAATGACGAAATTGTGTCTGATCCTAACAACACTAATGCCTGGTTTACGATAGTTACTTTTGTATCTCCACTTGCCATAGTATTCCTTTAATAAATGAAGAGGCCCATTAAGGGCCTCCCCATGTTTATTTGATTAGTCGCTGTCAGTAGCAGATATTGCTGTACCATCACCTACATCAACAACACCACTTGCGTTGCTGACTACTGGGTGTAACGAGTAAGTTCTCGTACCACCAGTTGATGCGTGTACATATATCAAATCACCGACTTTTAACAGATCAGATACACTATCAAAGTATCCAGATGCATCTATATCTGTTTTAGCATCAGTTGATGTATAGCTCCACATTTGAGGAGCATTACCAGCTTTTGCTTGACCACCTATTGGTTGAAGTCCAGTTTTGTCAAATGCCATAATTATTCTCCTTTATTAGCTTTCATCAGTTGTTATTTTTACGATACCCTCTGGATCAATAGCAACAGCACCAGCTGAGAACATTGAGTTCACCAAGAATGATGTTTTCTCTGGAACATAGTTGATCTCAGTTTTTTGTGCCATATTAACAGCCATACCGACTGCACCTCTATGGAACGCAAAACAAGTTCTGTCGTTAGTTGCCAATGGTAATCCACCTTCATCTCTATCACCTAGAACATAAAATCTGAAACCAAGGAAAGTATTGATCTCTCCAGATACCAGAGCTTTAATACTAGCGAAATCGCCAGAGATTGCTCTCTCATCAGCTAGTAATCCAGATAATGAGTTTGCGTGGATGATGATGTGTCTGTCATCAAATGGAACATTTTTAGCATCCATAGCTTTTTTAGCAGCTATTAGCTTTCCAACATTCAGATTTGATGCAGCAGCAGATCCAGAAGTTACTACAGTTTTTGCAACTGTACCAGTTCCAGATGCAGCATTAACAGCATCTATTATAAGTTGGTCCATTCTTCTACCTATCGCTTTAGATACAACTTGAACTAACTCTTGCCTTTCATCAAAGTTCACCTTAGCTTGGTGGAAAATGTCTGAATATTCAGCAGCATTGAAATCACTCATTGTAGCTGTAACTTGTGAATAAGTTACATTCAATGGAGTAACATCAGTCTGAGGAACTCTTGCAGTAGCAGATCCCTTTCCAAGTTTAGGAAACTTGTATGTTTGCCCTTGTACACCTTGTCTTAGCCTTACACATCCCAAGATTGAACTTTCACCTTGGTATGCTTGTTTTACCTCAGCATCAAACAGAGTAACAAAAGCATTAGTTATTGATTGTGCCATGTTTTCTCCTTTATTAGTTTAACACATTTATTTATTTACTCGCAGTTGTCTGGTAAAATAGCCAGGCTGACATAGTGTACTTTCCACTCGTCAAAAGGCCAAAAAAGAATTTGGTTATCTCTGATTACAAACTAATCGTTTTCTAATTAAATATCAAGTCTATATTTCGCCAGTATTTACTTTTCCTGGAAAAGCTCTAGCAAACTGTTGCTCTACCTTTCTACGAAAAGCTGGATCTGTTTTGTACTTAGGATCTGCAACTAACTCATATAAATCATCATTTGATGGAGCACCATCTATATCAACTGGAGCTGTAGGTATAGTCTGTTCACCATAATACTTTCTAAGTTTATTGATAGTATTGATACCATTTGCAGTAGCAGCAAATACTTTGAACTCCTCAAAATCTTCATCAGAGAACACACCTTTTGCTTTTAATCCTTGGCCCCAAGTTTTTACACCTTCAATGATTTGTTGAGCATTAGGTCCTAACTTAGATGTTTCTTCTTCTATGTTGATACTATCTGCCTCTTCTTGTTGTACAGATAACTCTTTGAACTTACCAACAAGATTATCAAATGCAGCTTGAGTAGGTTTGTTTTCTTTTGCCCATTCTAAAAAATATGATTTTAATTCATCATCATCCTCTACATCTTCTAAAGATGATATATCATATTCTTTTGGAGCTTTGTGTTTACCCATAGAAAATTGTTTTTGTAATTCACTATAAGAGTTACTAAGCTCTTCGGTTTTAACACCTCTCTTTGGATCCCAAAATTTATCTTCTACATATTCTGGTTTTTCAAGTTTAACTTCTTTTTCATTCTCATAAGTTTTGTCCTCTGCCTTTTCCTCTTCTTTATGAGGTACTACAGTTTCACTTGGATCTGGAGCTTTAGGTTCCTCTGTTGGAACTCCACCCATCAATCCCTCAGTTTGGTTCTCTTCTAATATTTCGTTTTGATTTTCATCAGCCATTTTTTGCCCTTTCTATTCTCATTAGTATTTCTCGGACCACACTATTTTGTCCTTCTCTTGCATATCCAGATGTGTGATCTCCCCCTGGTACCCAAGTAGGTTGGCTCAATGTTCTACTTACTAAATGTTTCAAACACTTCTTACCTTCCTCTGTTTCAAATGTTCTAGCATACGACTTATCTATTTCAAGCTGTTGGTTTTTAGTTTCTTGTTTTGCTTGATTGTCTAAGACTTCAATGCCTTCCCATCCTACTTTTGCCATTATGAACTAACCTCTTCCTCTACAGCACTTGCTGGTTCTTGTTGAGGAGGAGTTTGTTCGCCTTGGGGAGCTTGTCCTTGCATAGCTGAGGCAGCTTGAGCCTCAAACATTTGCATACTTTGTTGGATGATTTGTTGTTTTTCATCTGGTGAAGTTCTTAGGTTGGATGGTACACCTAGCTTATCACCAATGTAAGTTGCTATAGCATCTGGTTTTAGTTCTGCTACACCACCTGGTCCTAGTGAATTTGCTATTTGGAAAAATTGCATAATCTCATTTATCTCTTCTAAGTTCTGAGCTTTGGCCAATGGACTAACTGGTACTACTTTTACCTCTAGCCCATTGACTTTCAAAGGGAGCTGGATGAGGCCTTTCTCATCCATAATGAATAATACTCTTGTTATGATTGGTACCATTGTTTCAGTAATTAATCTACCAAAAGCTGCACCTAAATTTTGAGCTAGTTCTTTCATTCTTTCTACAATCTCAGTTGCAGATCTAGCTGACATGTTATCTGGTGGTAAAGTATCATCTAACAAAGTCTTTTTAATATTTACTCTCAAATCATTTATTACAATTTGTGATACATTGAAATCTCCAGATCTTGGCAAAGGAGCTAGTGATGCACCTTGAGGTCCACCATTCCTTGCTACTGGTATAATTGATCCTGGAGTAATTCTAATATTAGATGGATTGATAACACCATCATCTGCTGCTGTATAAACTCCAGCACATGCTATACTAGCATTTTTAAGTAACAGCTC